TCGCACGTAAACTTTGAGTCTCTCTCAAGCAACCGTGCTGCATACCGTCTTGCTGACCAGTTTGACCAAGATGTTCTTGGCTACCTGTCAGGCTTTAAGCAGTCTGCAATCAGTGGCACACCTGACACCGTAAACAACGTAGTTAACGGTACTAAGTCAGTTACAACTGCTGGTTCTGACGAACTGCTGTCAAGCATGAAGCTGAATGCATCCGACTTCAACGCAGGTAATGCTGCTAACTGTGTCGGTCTGAAGCCTCGCGCATCAGAAGCTGTTCCAACTGCTGCTGGTACTACTAACCCACTGACTGTGATTGCACGTATGGGTCGTCAACTCGACCTGCAAAACGTGGACTCTCAGGGCCGTTGGTTGGTCATTGACCCAGTGTTCGTTGAACTGCTGAAAGACGAAGACTCACGTTTGTTTGATTCAGACTTTGGTGGTTCTGGACTTCAGAACGGTTTGATTTTGAATAACCTGCATGGCTTTAAAGTCCATGTTTCTAACAACCTACCTAAAGTTGGTACTGGTCCTTCCACAACTGGTGGAACCAATGCTAATAACTTTGGTGTGATTGTTGCTGGTCATTCATCCTCAGTCGCTACTGCTGACCAAATCAACAAGACTGAAACTTACCGCGACCCGGACAGCTTTGCCGATATCGTCCGTGGTATGCATCTGTATGGCCGCAAGATTCTCCGTCCAGAGGCTCTTGTCAACGCCAAATACTGCTTGGTTTAAGGAGAATAGATTATGGCACTAGGTGATAACACTCTCCAAGCCGCACGTGGCAACTCGCAGCGTGGGCGTAACCCATACATGGTTCAGACTACTCTGAACTGGGCAACAGCTTTGTCAGACAAAGGTTCTGCACTTGCAGCATCTGATGTCATTCCTGTCATTGCGGTTCCTAAAGGTGTAATGGTAATGAACGCAGGTATTGAAGTTGATACTGCTTCTGACGGTTCTACATTTACTGTAGACCTTGGTATGGTAGATGCTGACGTATTTGTCGATGGTTTTGATGCTACGTCAGCCGCTGGCGTACTGTCGCAAAACCCGGCAGCTTACCAGCCAGTAATGGCTGTGGCTGCTGATAACATTGACGTGACTATCGCTACCCTTTCAGGTGGCGCAGTGAGTTCAGGTCTGTTCCGTGTCTGGGCTGTCCTTATGGACTGCAATGACGAAGGTGACTTGACTGCTCAAGAAGTAGCACGTGACGTTATCTAACTAACATAGTATTGGGGCAGGGCAACTTGCCCCTTTACTTTCTTTCTTTATAAGGATGCACGATGGCATATACTTACCTTGACATTACTAATGAAGTACTTGCTCGTATGAACGAGGTGTCTCTGACTGCAGCTAATTTTTCTACAGCTAGGGGTTTTCAGGTGCAGTGTAAAAATGCTGTCAACGATGCTATCAACTATATTAATCAACGTGAGTTTGGCTGGCCCTTTACACACGCTACTGAAACGCAGACACTGGTAGCTGGTCAAACACGTTATACTATTCCAACAGATACACAGTCTATTGACTACGACACATTTAGAATTAGCAAAGATGATACTCTGGGTGTATCAGGAATTACTCTACGTATTTTAGATTACAAAGAATACACACAAAAGTATATTGAACAAGAGACTACATCAAATGTGGGTGCTGTTCCCATTTATGTGTTCCGCACACCAGATAATAACTACGGCTTATATCCTTATCCAGACAAAGCCTATGAATTAAAGTACGAGTATTATAAAAAACCTACTGCGTTGTCTGCAGCAACAGATGTACCAACTGTACCAGAACAATACAGACAAGTAGTTGTAGATGGGGCGACAGCCTACGCATATCAATATCGCGGAGAGGCACAGCAGTATGGTATTAACTTTGCACGTTTTGAAGATGGTATTAAACAAATGCAAACTATTTTGCTTAATCGTGCCGACTACATTAGGTCTACGTATATTCCATACTCACAAAGGTACGGTGCTGGCGCGGGTGGATTTTAGAGGTTTAAATGGCAGATGAATCTGGCCTCAGTCCTTATGTGTTTGCGTGTGAAGGTGGGTTAGTTCTTGACCAGCCTACTTTTAAAATGCAACCCGGCATGGCACTTGAACTAGAAAACTTTGAACCTGATGTACGTGGTGGCTATCGCCGCATTAACGGGTTTACTAAATGGAATAGTAATGTTGTTCCACAAACATCTAGTTCATCTGAGGCAGTGCTTATGTCTGCTTTCTTTCCCGGCAATAGCAAAGTAATTGCTGCACGTGGAGAAAAAGTATTTGAGGCTGGCACATCTGGTAGCTGGACAGAGATTGATACAGGACGTACTAATGCTACTAGATATACATTTTTTAGATATAATTTAAATGGCACTGAACACATTATATGGGCTGATGGTGCAAACCATTCAACAAAATATGATGGCACAACTGTAACAGATATTAACGCAACAGGCTCACCATCTAATCCAAAGTTTGTTGTTGGATATAAAAATGCTATGTTTTTTGCGGGGCATACAGCAAATAAAGAAGAACTTGTATTTACAGCACCTTTTACAGACAATGATTTTAATACGGCTAATGGCGCAGGGGCAATACGAGTAGACAGTACAATTACAGGACTGTTTCCTTTCCGTGATGAACTGTACGTATTTTGTGAAGAACGCATCTTTAGACTTGTAGGCAATACTGTTGCAGACTTTCAGATGCAACCTGTTACTAGAGACATTGGCTGTCTAAATAATTTTACCATCCAAGAACTAGCTGGCGATATTATATTTCTTGGACGAGATGGACTTAGAACGGTAGCGGCAACACAGCGTATTAATGACGTTGAACTTGGTACAATTACTGCCCCTATTAAAGAAATTTTTGATGGTGTTACAGATGTAGATGAATTTGTAAGTGTTGTTGTACCGGGTAAGACACAGTATCGTTTGTTTAGAGTTAATAGGTCTGAAGATACAGAAGCAACAACAAAAGGTGTTATAGCAGTACGCAAACAGCAAGGGTATGAATTTTCTACTACTATAGGTATTCAACCTGCTTGTACAGATTATAACACAGTACAAGGGGATATCTTTGTACTACACGGTGGTTACGATGGCTTTGTATATAGGCAAGAACAAGGCAACACATTTGACGGCACTACAATTATAGGTCGTTATCGTTCACCAGATATGACTATGGGAGATGCTGGTATACGTAAAAACTTTCAGCGTGTAATTATTAACTACGCCCCAACAGGCACACTTAACTCTGACTTGTTCCTACGTTATGACTATGAATCTCCAGATGCAGCAAGACCAGATGCATACCCGTTTGACAGTTCTACAGTAGTTGCATTATACGGAACGTCACTGTATGGAACAGCTACATACGGTGGTCAGTCTAACCCATTAGTAAGACAGCCAGTAGAAGGTAGCGGATTTGCTGTAGCTATGCGGGTGGTTGATAATGCTGTGTCACTACCATACACGTTAAAAGGTTTTCAGCTAGAATTTGACTCAGGAGCAAGAAGGTAATGGCAGGTTACGTAAGACAATCCACATATACTGACGGTGACGTTATTACCGCAGCACAGAGTAACAACGAATTTAATCAGTTACTTGCTGCTTTTGTAAATACCACGGGTCATAAACATGATGGCACAGCCGCTGAAGGTCCGGTTATAGGATTGATTGGCGACCCCGGCGTTGCTACACCACTTAACAAAGTTGTAGTTAGTGATACAAACAATCGTATTGGCGTGTTTGTAGATGTAGGTAGCAGTTCAACAGAACAGATACGTTTTCAAGATGGTGCTATTCTCCCTGTAACAGACAACGACATTGACTTGGGTGCATCCGGCACAGAGTTTAAAGACCTGTTTATAGATGGTACAGCTAACATTGATGCACTTATAGCTGACACCGCCGATATTAATGGTGGTACAATTGATGGTGTTACTATTGGTGGTGCATCTGCAGGTGCAGTAACAACAAGTAGCTTGGTAGCTACTACTGCTGACATTAATGGCGGTACAGTAGACGGCGTAGTAATTGGTGGGTCATCTGCTGCTGCTATCACAGGCACTACACTCGTAGCAAATACAAGCATAAACATTGCAGGTGACGGGGCGACTGTCACAGGCATTAAAGACGAAGATGACATGTCTTCTAATAGTGCGGTTAAACTTGCCACACAGCAATCAATTAAGGCTTATGTAGATGCCCAAGTCACAGCGCAAGACCTCGATTTCCAAGCCGACAGTGGTGGTGTTCTCTCTATCGACCTTGACAGCGAGACTTTCACGCTTACAGGCGGTACTGGTATTGACACTTCTGGTTCAGGTAATGCTGTTACTTTTGCTGTGGATTCAACTGTAGCTACACTTACTGGCACACAAACACTTACTAATAAGACATTGACTGCACCCATACTGTCTGGGTCATCGTCTGCTGCTGGCTCTATACTGTTTAAAGAAGATACAGACAACGGCACTAATGCTGTCACACTTATTGGACCTGCCTCTACAGCAGATGTAACAGTAACACTTCCTGCAGCTACGGACACTCTGGTAGGTAAAGCTACAACAGATACACTTACCAATAAAACCCTGACAAGCCCAACCATTTCTGGCGGTGCTATTACCAGCCCAACTATTACTACAGCCACTCTAAATGGTGCAGTTAGCGGTACATCAATTAAAGATGAAGATGATATGTCTTCTAATAGTGCTACGCACTTGGCTACACAGCAATCTATTAAAGCCTACGTAGATACAGAAATTGCCACTATTCCTGTTGGTGATATTACACAGGTAAATGCTGGTACAGGATTATCTGGTGGTGGTGCTTCAGGTGTTGTAACTCTAAGCATAGATAACAGCGTAGTAGCCACACTTACCGATTCACAAACACTTACAAACAAAAGTCTTACAAGTCCTGCTGTTACAGGAACAGCAACCTTTGGTGGTACTGATGGTGTTAGCATATCTCAAGGTGCTATATCTATTAAGAACGGTGGAACGCAATCCTATGTAGATTTTTACTGCGAGTCCAGCAATGCACACTATGCAAGGCTTCAGGCTCCTGCCCACTCTGCTTTTTCTGGCAACATTACGCTTACAATGCCAGCTACAACGGATACACTTGTAGGCCGCACAACAACAGATACCCTTACTAACAAAACACTAACAAGTCCTGTTCTTGGTGGCACTACGACTACAGCTAGTGGTAATCTTATCTTAAACCCAGCTACCCAAATTGTTGAAGTACGTGGTAGCGGTTCTACTGAAGGACAGATACAACTTAATTGTCGTGCTAACTCGCATGGTCAAAAGATTATTGCACAGCCCCATTCGGCAGGTGTAACAAACGAAATGTTGCTACCAGCAGGAAGTAACTCTACTCTTGTATCAGAAGTAGCAACACAGACACTCACAAATAAAACTCTTACAAGTCCTACCATTAATGGTGGTTCTTTAAATAGCGTGACTGCAAGTACGCAATCCGCAGGTACAAGCAATACAACTATTGCCACTACAGCCTTTGCTGTTACAGAAGCTAATAATGCTGCTGTAGCAATGGCGATTGCACTAGGATAATGCTTGACAAATCAGTATGATTGTGGTATAATTATACATAGTTGGAGAAATAAATGGCAAATACATTTAAACTGGTGACAGACACAGGCGTAGGAACTTCTGCTGCCACAGTTCATACTGGTGCTGGTTCTACCGAAACAACAATTATCGGCATGTCTATAGCTAACATTCACACTTCACAAATTGAGGTAGATGTACAGCTTGAAAACAATGACGGTGATAATATCTACATTGTAAAGGATGCACCTGTACCTGTAGGTAGCAGCCTTGTTGTTGTGGGCGGTGAACAAAAAGTAGTTATGAACGCAAGTGATGTCTTAAAAGTTACGTCAAATGTCGCATCTAGCGCAGACGTTGCTTTGTCAATTCTTGAAATTACATAAGGATTAATTATGAGTTATATCGGCGCAGGTATATCAAGATTTAACACAGCAGATGAACTGACTGTCACTGGTGATGCAACTATTGACACCACTACTCTTGTCGTAGATTCGACTAATAATCGGGTGGGCATTTTAAATGCCAGCCCTACTACTGCATTAGACGTAACTGGCACAGTCACTGCTGATGGAATTGATATTCAGGGCGATGGCACAATTAGTGGAGGTAGCCGCCTTACAATTAGTGACATTGCTGACGAAAACAACGATGGCATTAGGCTAGATGACAGTACAACTAGTCGTTTTAACAACCTTACTCAAGACAGTTCGGGCAATTTTAAAATCCAACATTGGACTGGCTCTGCGTGGCAAAACAACCTGACCCTTACTACGGGCGGTAATCTTGGCATCGGCACTGCGTCACCTGATGCGCTTTTGCAAATCGAAAAGTCGGACAGTGGCACAACGATTAACAAAGAGCCATCATCACAAAGCGGTCCAAATATCGCAATACACAACAGCAATCAGACTGCAAACAATCTTTCTAGTGTCCAGTTTACTAACCGTGGAACCAACGGTGTAGCAGAAACAGCAACGGCGGGTATTCATGTAAAGCATGAAGCGCAGGGAGGAACATACAGCTACGGCTCTATGAATTTTAACACAACTAGCCCTGCTGGTAGCTATGCACATCGTATGAGCATTGATGGCAATGGTCGTGTATCTATTGCCCCAGATGGCACAGCCGCTTATGGAGAGTCATCAGCCGACAACTTAACAATTTATCAAACAGGCGCAAATGTTGGAATGACAATCCGTTCTGACTCAAATAGGCCGTGCGGTATTTATTTCGCAGACGGAACAACAGGCAATCAACAATATATGGGCTACATTGAATACAACCATAACACTGACTTGTTTAGTGTTTGGGGTGAAGGTGCTTTGAGGTTTGGGGCAGGTGGCTCTGAAAAGGCTAGGTTTGATAGCAACGGCACTTTTCTTGTCGGCAAGACTTCAGATACTTTTTCCAGCAATGGCACTGCATTAAAATCCAGCGGCGAAGTGAATTTCACAAGAACGGATGCTGTTGTTGCATCTATTCGTAGAAGTGGGACCAATGGAAATTGGATTGAGTTTTACGATGATTCCACAATGTGTTTCGTTATAGGTACGGTAGCAAATTCTGTTGGGTATCTTGGTTCCCATGATACAGGCTTGGTGTTTGAAGGGTTTTTCAATGATTGCATTATTCCTTTCAATCCGACCAGTCAGGGCATCAGAGATAACTTGATCGCGCTAGGTTACGGATCGTCAAGATTTAGCGAAATCTTCTGCGCGAACAGCACTATCAACACATCAGACGAAACTGAAAAGCAAGACATAGCCACCCTGACTAGCGCAGAGATGGCTGCTGCTAAGTCTATCAGCGCACTGTTTAAGACATATAAATGGAAAGATGCCGTGGCGGCTAAAGGTGATGCGGCTCGTATCCATACAGGCGTGATTGCTCAAGATGTGCAAGCAGCTATGTCTGCGGCGGGGCTAGATGCAGCAAAGTATTCGTTCTGGTGTAGCGATACTTGGTGGGAAGCTGAAGAGACAATTACGAAGGAAGATGGCGAAAAGTATGTAGGAATAGTGCCTTATCAGACAGCCGAAGATGCCCCCAAGGGCGCAACAAAGCGCACACGGTTAGGTATACGCTACGCTGAACTGCTTGCGTTTATCGGTGCAGCAACAGAGCAACGATTGGCAGATATTGAGAGCCGCCTTGCAGCGTTAGAGGAGTAAACAATGGCAACAGCTATGACATTTGAATACCCACAGCTAGACCGTGTTGCCAAAGATGGAGACAAAGTCGATGTGGTTCAGACAATCCACTGGAGAGTAAACTGCGTCAGTGACAGCGACAAAGACGCTGACGGTGACTATCTCTCAGCAACCAAGTACGGAACAGCCAGTGTTGCGTATGAGTCTGGCGCAGATTTTGTAGCATACAACTCAATCACAAAAGATTGGTGCAAAGCTAAAGTGCTGGCTGATTTGGGCAAGACAGAAGAAGAACTGAAAGCTGCACTTGACGCAGATATCGCAGAAAAGAAGACACCCACAACTTTAACTGGAACTCCGTCAGGATGGTAATTTTAGGAGAACGTAGCCGTGACTAG